TCTCCACTTTTTATAGAGTTCTAACGCACGCTCACGCAGTTGTGGGTATTCGAGGCGCTCGTTTAAACAACTCAACAAGATTGCTTGGGGCACGCCTTCCCGCTCAAACACACCCCAAGTTTGTATTGCTGTGAAATCTGCAGAACTAGACGCGCTAAACGCTGTGTCATATGACTGCAGTAAATAATCACACGGTGGTGGTTCCGGGTCTTCCCAGACACGCCACCAGTGACGCTTAAATATATTACCATCTTCTGCAGCGGGGGATTGCTGGAATAATGATGCCCACTCACGACTACCAACGGTCTGCTTGATTTCACGTAGACGTTCCACTGGATACTGATCAGCCCAAAGTGCCTCACCGACTTCCCTTCCAAGCTGATCATCTTCATCTGCTATCGCTGGCAGGTTAATTACTTCCCACGTTTCGTGGTCATCGTTATCGAGAACGTGCCCAATCAAGTCGAGTTCATGCCAACGTGTACCAATAATCACAACGGCAGAAGGTTTCGGCATTAACCGTGTATAGGCTGTGGATTTGTACCAGTCGATGACATTATTGCGTATTGCAGTCGAGTCTGCGTCTTCACGACCCTTGATAATGTCGTCGATAATTAATAAATGGGCACCACGACCTGTGATTGCACCACCCGCACCCACAGAAAAGTAACTCCCCCGGTGGGATGTGCCAAATCTTCGCGCAGACTGCGACGTTTCATCCAGTGTTACGTCTGGAAAGACCTGACCAAATCGTTCATCACGCAGTGTATTACGGACTTTACGCCCAAAATCGTCTGCAAGTTCCTGTGCATACGTGGAAAATATAACGTATTTATCTGGATGCCTGCCTATATACCAGCTTGGAAAAAAGTTACTGGCAAGTTCTGATTTCCCATGCCTTGGCGGCATACTTATTGCCAGCCGGGAGATTTCACCACGCTCTACAGCTTCCAATTTTGACGCGAGATATTCAATATGCTTTGGCCTCATGTACTGAGGCGACAAATGCTGACAATAATCCAACAAACTACCCTGCGCACGGTCTGCGGATTCCTTGTCTTCCAGCAAGCGCATAGCATGTTGTATGTCTTCGAGCGTATTAAGCTGGAGCATCTTGTGTACTTTGTATCATTTTGATGGTGAATAGTAATCTTCGCACGCTAGTAGGGTGCCATCTTGATCCTTCACGATGTGTAGGGATCCCTTCCCTGTTCATTGCCGCAGAAAGTTTTCTGAGACCCTTATGCTGTAGCTGTAATTTTATTACCGAATTGGCGATAAGTTTGGCGTGACTGCGAGACAATTTAGTACTTAAATGCTGAAGCGTATGTCCTTTATTATGTAAAGGGTTTTCTTTTTTGATTGCTCGACGCTCTTCCTTCTCCGCTCTCTCACGATTATTAAAGTGTTTTACTTTAATTACGGATACTTCTGCCCACCAAGGTTTGTCTCTTTTATGTTGCGATAATCTATTCATAATTGATTTAGATATTCCTACATAAAGCAGGTTATTTTTTTTATTGTAGAACCTGTACAGGGATGTAATTTCGCTGTGTTTAAACGCTTCTACATCTTCATCATTGCTGTCGTTTTGTGCCGGGGTTTGAGTCGGCTTATCGATTAGCTAGTCCATCACTGCTTTTTCCAAGGCTTCTAGTCTGGATATTTCACGCGACAGATACTGCCTGCACTTCTTCAGATCCTGCAGGTCATCATCTTTACCACCCGTGCCAACGCGCATGAGGTATTTACCCGCATTCCAAAGCATGGCATTGCGGCGAAACAAAGCATCTAATATGTCCCAAGATTCAAGCCGATGCTTACCAACATTCACCATATAGTGTTTCGGTTTATCGACCAGATCGTATTTATCGGCGATCAACTGGGGTCACCTTTTTCTATTGGCAACTGATCCCCAGTGTTCCCGTAATCAACGGTACACATCTTCCCTGTCGAGTAAGTAACTACCGCTGTCCACTTCCCAGTTTTGTCATCCAGCCACACTTCAGTGACGTGCCCACGTTTTGACAAACCACGGAATGCTGGTTGCTCCCCAACACTTTTAAGAAATTCCCTGTGTGTCAGATAAAATGCACAGACAGGTGCTTCTACCCCTTTTTGTGGATTAGCTGACGTTGGACTGGGAAAACCAAACAACAGCAACATTCCAAAGTTATTAACGGTAAATAATGATATTAAAAATGATTTCTTCACGACGGTTGTCCATCTTAAAAAAAACCCGGTAACACTGAATGGAGAACAATGTTACCGGGGTAAACATAGGAAGAAGAGAATGTGTCTAGATCCTATCACTAAATAATTAAGTTGTATAGTAATAACTACAAATTAACTAAAAAAATACACTAATGTTTTACTTCTTCTAATTTATGAATTTCATAAAACGCACCACAGCCAGAACATGATAGGTGGGTCAGCAACCCGTTACCTTCAAAGCCAACTTCTTCAAACGAGTAGTCGTTGTTCCAGATAAGTTCCGACTTACAATGCCAACAGGCATGGCGAACAGGAACCACGCCGCCTGTTAAAAGTTTATCTTCTTCGGTTTCGGTTTCGGGTTCAACCACATCCACCCCCACGCTGTGTAATGTCACAGACATCAATTGCTTCTAAAAATTCCTCACCGACCTGCTTTGCGGCTTCGGCATATGGGACAGACGTTAACGGTTGACCACCGCGACTACCATCTGGATAGCAGGTGAAGCCACGTAACCTGTGGGCATAGCTTGCAAGTGTCTCCGTGAAGTCATCGACGGTGTCTTCATTGTTTAGGTCAGATCCCCACGACGGTAAGTTAATCGTCGAACTGATTGCCTGATCAACGTAATCCTGTACGTCAGCCTGAAATGCGATACGCCGTTTGTAGTCGCTGGCTAGATCAAGAGCGGATTCAATAGATTCTGGATCCGTTCCATATAGATCGATCAGCTGCTGTGCAGCACTATCCACAACGTACTGATAGTGCCAGTTCTTACCCTTGAGATAACGTCGTTTAAACGCAACGGCGAATAAAGGTTCAATGCCCGTTGTGGTTCCTGCCATAATGCCAATGCTACCATTGGGTGCTATAGCACGTTTTGCCTTGCACGGTGTGATATCTAGATGATCGGTAAATTTATCAGCTGTGCTGTCGGACACCGTTTTATAAACATGCAGCCACCTGTGTAGTTCCGGGGTTACTTCGTATTTAGACTGACGCTGGATCAACCACTCATGGATCCCCATGATCCCCAAACCTAACCTGCGGTTTTTCTGCCTGACTGCATCCACCTTTTCATAGGGAAGATGTGCCCGTAGTGTACCGCAAACCAAAAACTTGGTAGCCAGTTCCACAACCTCACGTAATCTCTGTAGCGTTTTAATCTTTGAAAAGTTTAGCGAACCAAGGTTACAAACATCGGAGTCATCCTCGGATGTTACTTCACAACATGCATTGCGCAGTGTCTCGTTCTCGCGATCAAAAAAGTTAAAACTAAAACCGGGTTCCGCTGTTCGCAGTGCCTGCTCCATGTTTTTCTTAAACACGTCACCGACTTCACCTGTCTCCCAGTATTTCAGCAACCAGTCTGTTTTATAGTTTACAGAAATATTTGTCATATCCAGCGGTGCCGGAAAGTCAAAGCCTGCTGCCTTTACTTCTGACAGGGATTTACCCGTACCCGGTACAATATATTCATCCCAGTTCTTATGCACCAGAAACTGATGAACGTCAGCATGTGTTTCGTCGAGACTCGCATAGATAGCGGATCGACGCGATCCACCTTGCATGACCCGTCTGCCAGACTCGTTTATAATTTCCATTGCAGGCATAACACCAGAAGCGACACCACCAGTTTTTGATAGGGAAGCTCCTGCTGGGCGGTATATAGAATAGTCCACACCAATCCCGCCACCAGTCATTAGGCATGATATTGATCTCCAAGCTAGCGATGCCCAGTCTTCGCGGGTATCTTCTTCTGCCTTCAATAAAAAGCAGTTGTTATAAAATCGGTTCGGTCTACCCGCGTAGTACAAATACCTGCCGCCCGGTAAGAACTCCTGATTGCGTATCATGGTTGTCAGTTCTTCGAGTTCCGACTTCTGCAGATACATACCACAGACATCAATCGCAACAGTGCGTGCGAGTTCATCCCAGCTTTCTGCGTTGTCGTGTCGGTATTTTAAATTGAATATGTCTTCGCTGAACTTGGATCGGAAGATTGGATTAATGTTACTCCTGTATTCACCAGTCATCGATCCGAACCCTCGCCTTTAATTGTGCCTTCTTCTTTACGGCGAGTTAGCTTTTCTATATTGACTTCCATGATTTCGGAAAATGGAATACGGAATTCATCCGACAACCTAGCAACATACCAGATAACGTCGCCAAGTTCCTTGAGCAGGTCCAGTACCTTTTCATCAGTCCAGATGCCATCGTTATCGCGGATTACTTTTTTAATAAGACCTTGGACCTCACCTACCTCGGAACCCAAACCAAGAGCGCAGTAGTTGACTGCCTGCCTTTCCGGGTACGCAGCTGTGGTACGTGTCCATTTTTGATATTCGTCAAACTGTGTGTGTGATGTATTACTCAAGACGCAATTCTCCTTAGTTTAAATGCATTACTTAAAAACGTGTTAATGCTTTTATGATTTCGTTATTTTCAGTTGTGTGAGAAACCGAAAAACCAAGGAAACACTTTAGGAGGGTTATAGGATCTATTCCTCCCACACCCCCGCCCTCCTTGGGAAGATCTGAATATGCCACGTTGTCAAGTGTAGCGCAACCACCCCAAAAGTATATTTTAGTTTAAAAAACTACAATTTGTACATTTTATCCTACTACTGTGATAAATATGTCACGCTTTCGGGGCGACTGTAAGAGCGTTGGACCCGGATGCAAAATAAAAACGAGGTAGCGTCACCGATACTTTTTTACGCTTGCGCTACTTTTTTTATGGACAGGGCTGCAGGATTTTGTATGATTGAGTATGACCTTTGATTGTCGGTCTGGGTTATGAAAAGTTGGTTTGCCAACCCGCGAAGCGCGGATGAAAATGTCCTTTGCCACGCATTGCTGTTGTCGGCACGGGGTTTAAAGGCGGGAGCTAGCGATTGCGGTTCCCGCTTTTTTATTGGGGGGATGTTTAGGTAACATCTGATATGTTGTGCGGGGTATGCGTATACGATCAGATGGGTAAGGGGGGGGTGGCCCCCATTTTCTTTTTTCCTGCGGGTTTAGCGCCTTTGCAGGGAGCCAAACCTGCCGCCTAATGCATTGTTTTTGCTGGTTTTTCTTCTGTTTTGTCACCAGCTTTGACAACATCGCCTTCTATAACTATGTGGTCTGGCTGAATGTCGAACCGTTTAAACGCTTCAACCAGTGCTTGTCGTATATCCCCAGCGCTAGCATCTTCTAGGGGCTGGTGGATAGTCTGAACAACCCGTTCTTCATACAGCCCTAGCACCTTGCCGCGCTTCTCCTCTGCGCTCACTGCCGCCTGTAAAGCGCCTTTAGCTTTCGCCATGTCTCGCAGTTCGGCAAGCTGGGCCAAATGTTCTTCCCTTGCGTCGCCTACTTTGTCTGCCCCTAGCAATTCAGCTATGCGTTGTTGTACCCTAGCCCGTTTGTTGATCCGCACTGCGGTGCCGCTTGCCCCAGCTTCACTGTAGCCTGCCGCAATGGCTGACTGCGTACCTGACAAGCCCCTAGCCTTAGCCTGCGCGAATGCTTCCTCTTTAACCGTTAATCCGTGGTCCATATTCCGCTTAGTGCTACCCGCCATGCTACCCCGCTGTAAGTTTTTTTTCACATACTAACACAAGCCCAGCCCTACGGTTGGCGGCTTTTTGTTGCACTAAACTACAAAAAAATACAAAAGGGTGCTTTACACTACAATCAGGAAATGCTACCAATCTATCAAGTTTGATCTTTGAAATCGTAAATAGGTAGACCCCTCGGCTGTTTGACCATTCGGTTAGATGGTGCGGAATAGGCGGTTCTGGAGGTTCACACCCTCCGGCACCCAGTTGTTGCAGGGGCCACGCAACCATGCGTTGCCGCCGCCCTGAATATCATTCCCGCCATGCGACCCGCTCCCTCACTGGGCTGTTACTTCTAGCAGGCTGTCAGGTTCTGGGTTCTACCTATCGTTCTTTGTCATCGTAAATCAGGAATAGTGCAACGCAGGTTCAGGATACCTGCCAGCTACTGAGCGAGCCCCGCTATTCCGCTGTATGCCGCCTGCAGTACAGACACTGCTAGCCGCCCCTGCAGTCCAACCCCAAATCTTATTTGGTGTACTAACTACGCCTTATTATCGAAAGTTGCCTAGGCTGATTTGCTGGGGTCCAAACTCACAATGGAACCTAGGCGTAGTATTGAAGCATTCTCTCTATGCTGGGACAGAAACCCAGCGCCACTAGTCAGACGTTGACTATGTCCCCTGCGTCATCCAAACGCCGCAGGGAATTGATAGACCATGCTAGATACAGCGCTGGTGCTGGCGCTACCTCTTCGACGTTGTCCCCTGACGCACTAGGGCTGGCGCTACCGCCATATGGTAGCAGGCAGGCTGTAACATATCGGCATGGCGATACGAGCAGACGGTGCTGGCGATAAAGGCCAGCGCTGGATGCAGTACCTGTACAGCGGGTACTGCACTAGCGAATACCGAAACACACACAGTAGAATGGAGACTATAATGAGTGCTAGATCAACATACTGCATGGCAGTTAAAACAACATTTTCCGGCAACACTTCAAGAATAACTGCATCAGTTAAAGTGCATCAGTTGGAGTGCAATAAATTCAAGAAGGTTTCACACTGGGACCATGCACTACAGCCCAGCCGAAACCATGAACTAGCCGCACAACATTGCGTCGATGAACTGCGCAAGGTTTTAGCCATGACCGACCAACCCGCTTCCGAAATCGTCGGTTATTCCGAAACACACGACAGCGGCTATACCTTTTTGGTGAGGTTATAAAATGGAGTTTTTCGCCGCAGGGTTTGCATTGTTAGTAATTCAAATCACAATTTTAGTATTTTTCTAGGGAGTTAACCAATGGGATATGACAATACAGCTTACGTAGTTAAAAAGCAGATTTATGGGCGGGATGTTTTCTACCCTGACTGCGAGCCATCCCGCACCTTGTGCCGGATGCTAGGCAGAAAGACCCTGACGCCTGAGTTAATGAAGGAAGCAGGCGGCTTGGGGTTCTACTTCAAGCTAACCCCAGAAGAATTGAAACTATAGCCGAAACGCACTGTTTAAACGGTGCGTCGTATCAGGGTGACTTCCTGATACCTGACGAGGCAGGTCAGTGACAACACAACACACACAGTAGGAGTTTTAGTATGACAAAAATAAAAAGCGTAACTTTTATCCCGAAAAAGCCGAAAGTTAAAACGGTTGCAAATCGCGAGACATATCTCGCATCGGCTACCGATTACCTCAGAGCTTGGTTCAAGAAGGCGGGTTACGAAATCCCCGCCGACGTTCGCGTCACATGCGGTTTCCCTTCCCGCAATGCTTTGCGAGGCGCGAATGGCAAGCGTGCGATTGGCATGTGCTGGTCTCGAACCTGCAGTGAGGCTGGCATAAATGAGATAGCGATATCGCCTTATCTATCCGGCGAAGACGATACGCAGGAAGTTTTGGGAACGCTGGTCCATGAGCTAGTACATGCAGTCGATGACTGCCAAAACGGTCATGGCGCGGTGTTCAAGCAAATCGCAACGGCGGTTGGTCTCACTGGTAAGATGACTAGCACCGAGTCCACCCCGCAGTTAATCGACCACCTGCAGATATTCATAGATAAGCAGGGACCGTTTCCTCACGCTAGTTTGGATGTCAAGAAGACACACAAAAAGCAGTCAACACGCATGGTAAAGGCGGCATGTGTGAACAACGACACCTGCGAACCCGATGCGCGGGGCAATCTCTACACGGTCAGGTTGTCTCGTTCATGGATCGAGCAAGGCGGTGCCCCAGTATGTCCTATCTGCAATCACTCGATGGTAGCAGACGTATGACTACGGTGGAGCATGTGACTATCAGCGGCGATTACAATGCTGGTAGTGACAACGCATTCCAAACAGTCTCAGAATTCTGGGACTGTGAATGCGGCACCGACTACCAACACCGCAGGGTAGATCAAACAACCTGCGGTAGGTGCAACACAAATGAAAATGAGCAACCTGACAGTCGTTTAAACGAGCTTGTCTATCACAATCCGACTATTGAATTTGAGCCGAAACGCATCGTTTAAACGGTGCGTCGTGCAACGGTGATGCGTTGCACCTGACGAGGCAGTCAGTCACACAACTCCACACACAGTAAGGACAGTACATGAATAAACTAACATTCGTTTTTGAGTTCATCGGCATATCGCTGATGTTTGTTTTAATTATTTACGGGTTGCCACTATATGCGCTAGCATTTGGCATCACTGAGTAACACACAAGGAGAATGGAATGACTGAAGTAAACTTCGATCAAATGACACCCGAAGAGTTTTATGCAATCGAGGAATTAGATTTGCTGAAACAAGTGGGGTTCTCGTATGAGAGTTTGCATAATGGCTACCCTGACGGTGACATAATGGTAAGTGACCTAGTGGAGCGTGGCTTCGAAGTTCTCGAATATGTAGAAGACTATGAAGGTGATATCGATGACGAGCTTCGCGATTTGAATTCAGGTCTAACCGTCGTCAGGATCGGCGGCTTTCCCCGTGTCGTTGCTATGCAGAACAGCGACATGCAGGATCTAATCCACGCACAGGTACTAGCTGAAGGAGGATACAAGGAATGACTAGGAAGTATAAATGGGTGATCGATAAAGATCACCTCGACATGGGTGACGCAGGCACCGAAGGCCCAAGCAATGCCGCAACGACAACTGAAAACGAGGCACGCTTTCGGATGTATGATGACGATGAAACCCTCTACTATTCCGGGCGTATCTGGGGTGACTATGACGGCTTCGAACCGCTCGATGATTTCGGCACTGCAAATGCGGGTGCCGTTGCTATCCAATATAAAAACAACCAAGGTCAGTGGGAGTATCTGTAATGGAAACAATAACCTTGATTGAGCCAACGTGGCAGGGTCATTTGAATGCGCTGTTGTTGATTGTACAACACGCCGAGACAGAGGAAGCAAGAAACGAAGCCATCAAAGAGTTTCGTAAGATGGCAATCTGTGCCGATAAATACCTTGCACTGATGAAAGATGATGCAGCTGCAGCCGATGATGATGGAGACTATGATCACGGCAGGGAAATGCAGGATGAGCCGCATCAATATGAATCAGATCACAGTGTTCGCTCATATATATATGGCGACGGCAAACAACAGTGAGGAGATGTTATGACTGAGCAAGTTGAGTTTGGAATTACCCTTCGTAAAACTGACTACGTAAAAATGCAGGTTGATGACTTTACCTTAAATCTAGAAAACCTGCATCCAGCAGAACTAAGGGATAGATACAAGCAGTTCATCGGTGACTTTCTTCTTGGTAAAATTACAAAGTCTACGTTAGTTGATGTCGATGTCTTAGAAACTTTTTGCGGAGACCTCAACCACCGTGGTGTATTAGATGAAGGAACCGAAGACGACTACAAACCTGATCTGGATGCAGTGAAAGGCGGTAAATATTTTATAGAGGTTTCCGAGCAGTTGTCGGAACGTCTTGGATTAGAACTACACCTTTAAAACCGAAACGTGCTGTTTAAACGGCACGTCATACGATGGTGATGCATCGTATCTGATGAGGTAGTCAGTATTCACAGTGGCAGGCACGCCACATTTTTTCACCCACACACAGGAGTTACCAATGACAGTCCAACTTATCGAGTGCGCGTCTTCGGATGCCGCAACCCGCTATGTATTCACCGACCCCGATGACAAGTACGGAACATACGAGTTCAAGGATGTACCCAAACGTGCTGGTTTCAGATGGGACCGTTTAAACAGTGTCTGGTACACCGAGGACATCAACCGAGCGGCACGCCTGCTAACCTACTGCAAGTGCGACAGCCTCAAGAAAAAACTTACGGGCATCTTTGACGAAGAGCAAAAGATGTACACCGCATCACAGGCTTCCGATACTGACTACGAGGTCCCGATGCCTGCCGACATCACCCTCTACCCATATCAGCGTGCGGGTATCGAGTACGCCGTGAAGGCGGGCTCTGCCCTGATCGCTGATGAAATGGGGCTGGGCAAGACAGTGCAGGCAATTGGCTACTGCAACATTACCAAGCCGTCACGGGTTCTCTTGATTGTCCCAGCATCACTGCGCATCAACTGGTATCGTGAGTGGTTGCGGTTCACTACCCTCGACCTCACCGTTGGCATCGTCGCTGGCGGCAAGCCGGAGAACTGGGTAGACACCGACGTAGTCATCGTCAACTACGACGTGATCAAGAAACAGCGAGACCAGATCGACCAGACGCACTGGGATGTTGTGATCTGCGACGAGGCACACAAGCTCAAGAACCCTACCGCTGGCGTAACACTGGCTACACTGGGTGCCGTTAAGAATACCAAGGCATCGTCAGGCGGTATCACTGCAGACAACTGGTTGTTTCTCACAGGGACACCGATACTCAACAGACCTATCGAACTGTTTCCGTTGATCAACCGTATCGCACCTGACGTGTTCAACAACTACTATCAGTACGGCAACAGGTTTTGTGGTGCCAAGCGCACATCGTTCGGCACCGATTACAGTGGTGCCAGTAACTTGGAGTTACTCAACACAACCCTGCGGAGCAACGGCATGGTGCGTCGTGTGAAAGCTGACGTGCTTACCGAGCTACCACCCAAGGTCAAGCAGGTTATTCCACTGGCACCCAATGGTGCGACCGCCGACATCAAGCGTGAACAGGAAGTGTTTAAACGCGCTCAAGCACAGCTGGATGATGCGCTTATCAGCAAGGAATTATCCAAGGCATCTGAGGATCCTGCAGTCTGGCAACAATCACTCGCCAACCTTAACCGTGCCAAGGGTATTATGTTCAGTGAGATATCTGCCGCACGCCTTGATGTAGCCAAGCATAAGATCAAGCCCGTCGTCGAGCATGTGCTGGCGACCAGCGGTAAGATCGCAGTCATGTGCTACCACCGTGTCGTTGTGGATTCCGTGATGGCTGAACTCAAAGTCAAGGGCATCAAGGCAGTCAAGCTGACAGGTGGTTGTTCTGCAGAAGCGAGACAGCAGGCTATCGACAGCTTCCAGAATGACCCTGAGACTATGGTCTTTGTTGGCACAATCAAGACAGCTGTTGGCTACACCATCACTGCCTGTTCACATGTGCTGTTTGCCGAGCTTGACTATGTCCCTGCGAACATCGCACAGGCTGAAGACAGGTGTCACCGCATCGGACAGCAGTCTAGCGTGCTAGTGCAGGCACTGGTGTTCGATGGCTCACTCGATGGCAACATGGCTAAGACGTTGCTCGACAAAGCCAGCGTGATCAAGTCTGCACTCGACGACGATGAGGCAGACAGCATTGCGTTGATCGATGAGCCGATCACTGCCAGCGTTTCACGCAAGAAAGTTATCAGTGAAGCTGAGAAGATCACCGATGAGCAGGTCACTGCCATACAGCAGGGACTGCGTATGCTTGTCAGTAGTGACAGCGACAGGGCCAGCGTCATCAACGGCGTAGGCTTCAACAAATTTGACGGTAAGATTGGGCACAGTCTTGCGTCATTTACCACCCTCACCCCACGTCAGGCGGTGCTGGGCAAAACGCTTGTGATCAAGTACCGCAAGCAACTACCCGAAGACTTAGTTGAAACAGCGAGGGGTGTTTAAACGCACCCTTCCCCACACACAGGAGAATGACGATGCCTAACTACAAAGTCTATGTCACTGAACGCACTGTGTTGCACATCGAGGCTGACGACCGCGAACAGGCAAAAGATATGGCAACCGAAGACTACATCTGGGGTCCAGACCAACTGTCCCCCGACTACTACGATGCGTGGCTCGATGTTGAGGAAGATGATTTCTTTCCGCACAGGAAGAAGAAGGAGGACAATGATGACTAAAGAAATCATTTCCTACTCCGCTCTGACCATCGGCAAAAAACATGGGGCAACTCACTGGGGTCAGGCAAAGGAAACTCTGTGTGAGTTGCGTAACCACATACGCAGATACAATCGCAGAGAGTGTGACATATTAATTTATGCACACTACTGCAGTGAGTCCGGCATCCCAAGCGAGTGCGTCGAGCAACACTGGAATGTAAAACCCAATCAAGATTTCACCAACCACACACAGGAGAATGATGATGAACATAGAAACAATTAAAAAGGCACTGGGCAAAAAGCGATTAGCCAAAATTGAGCATGTTAATTTTTGGCATTCTGATTGTCTCAGAGAGAGGGTTGAACTCATAATGAAAGCTCCATTTATAGATCACAGCGCGGAGACAGTGGTTGATGAGGAGCGAGAACCCAACTTAACTCAAAAAGAATGGCTCGACACCATTAAATGGAGAGTAGATTTTATGGTGTTTGACCCCGAAGGTTGGAACGCTTGCGGGTCTACCTTGCCATATAACAACTCAGACGTTAGCGAGGTGACTGACAATGGATGAATTCATTAGAGGTCAGCAGGCGGCACGCGCCGATATCTGTGAAGACAACACGGCAACCAACATGCTTACGCTGTTGCGTTATGTCACCAACCCCACGACAAACTTCGGCAAGGGCTACCGCCAGTTCTTGCTGGCGTGGTCTGACAATGGTAACTATTTACGTGACGACAAGGCGGCTTAACCACAACCACCACGCCGAAACATGCTGCGTTTAAACGCAGTATGTCACACGATAGTGATGTATCGTGTCTGACGAGGCAGTCAGCAACACACAGTAAGGAGAAACATAATGGATTATTACATGCGGAAAGCAAAAGAGGATGAGTTGCAGAAACTTGATAAAGTGTTGTCTTTAATCGACGGCATTCCAAACGGAGCGGAGCATGTGTTAGCAACTACTTCGAAACTACTATTTAGTATTGCTGGAGATGCACAAGACATGGGTCAAAATGATGTGGCCCGTGCTATTTTTCAGTCTATGGAATATGTAGATGACACGATAGAGGATTTACAAGAGTTTGTTGAGAACGAAAGATACAAGGCTGACTACTGGGGTGACAAAGCATCCCAGTAACCACAACACACACTGTTTAAACGGCGGGGCATGTCCCCGCTTTTTTTATAACCACACACAGGAGTTAGTAATGAAATATATTTTGATTGTCTTCGCGTCGATAAAGACAGGAGAGCTACACTACCAGCATGGTGAATGGTTTAGTTCGCCAATGGAATGTATTGCTTATGTAAACAATGTATATAAACATATTGATCACAAGTTTTTTAATGACAAAAATATAGGACTGAAATCTCGCGACGTTGTATGCGTAGCGGTGGACACAAGGAGGGTATTGAAATGAGCATCGTAGGATCAAAACCCATAGACATTGATGAGCCAAACCGTTTGGCTGAAAAGTTAATGGTTGAACGGTACTCTTTTAATCCAGACGATTGTCCTTGGGAGCGTGCGTATTGGTCATCATATCAACCGAATGAGGCAACGGATTATAAGGATCATCATGTGCCAGATCTAGTGAGGGAATATCGTTTCTCATGGCTTGCTGGGTGTGCGCAGGGTCTCCTCTATGCGCGGAAAAGTAAACTGATGACAATGCGAGAGGTAACACCAGCCAGCATGTGGGGTGTTGTCGCCGCCGCAATTTTGGAGGGAACTTTTGCGTGTATATTTACAAGTGACAAAAATTATCTATGGACTCAATCACACCTGACAGGAGATCGACTGGGGATAACACACAAAGGTCTGCCCGATTGTACACCCCGCAACATTGCCAAGCAATTACAGGCGAACACCGATAGATCTGTGGTTGAACGCTTGTATAATCGTGAGAAGTTGACCAACAATTATCACTCTCCATACGTTTACTACGTCAGGTTATCTGGAAGAAAAACTTTTATTAGAGATGAGATTGTCAAGCAGGCTGTGTATGTAGCTCGTAACATCCGCAAAGATACCTTGCTTGCCAAGCCTTTGTCTCGCCAGTGGTATGACATATTTGGACATACGAGTGAACTGATTAACTACTTCTTAGACATGGGTAAAGGATCCCTAATTATGCCTCAACACACAACGAGGATCAGAGCCTCAATGTAGGTTATGAATAACTTTCACCATTGATGAACAGAAAACACTATACCCAATTTAAAAAATGGTGTGATAGTATCACACCGTTGGGTATGCGCTTTAAAACTCCACACACAGTAGACCCTTCGGTATTTTTTAAATATAAGAAGGGAAATGTAATGCGTTTAAACACTTTTATTATCACACATCACGTCGGGGAGTTAGAGGACTTTGACTTCTATGATGGCATGGAGCGTGACTGCTCCCGTGTCGCACGGCACATCGGTACGTACTCGACTTCAGTTGACAAAGTTTACTCAGTTTGGCGGTGTGAATGTGAACTAGATTTTTTTAGGGACTGGCTGTCGAAGAACCACAAGCGAAGAACGTCGCTTAACTTAAAGTATGATGTGCATCAAGCAGAACAGGCACTCGTTAAAAAGCCAGCCGCTTTAACTGAAGGTTATTTACCAGTCGAACATATACAACATGACCTGCAGTCTACTAATCGCATCTGGTCTGTTGTCGATGAATACCCAGATGTCTCAATTATATTTAACAATCTACAAGTTTACTTTGCCTACGATGAAACGAAAAAACTTATCGACGCACTGCAGAAATTGGTATCAGCCAGAGAAACTGGCGAACTTACTGAAGATACAGCGTATAGTTATAAACCATACGATCCATATAGGCCTGCCACCTAGAAGAGACAGCTGTCGTTCTCATCTCCTACGGGAGCGGCGGCTGTTTTCCACCACTGTTTAAACACCTCGCCATTCTTTGCTTCATAGCACTGCATACACACTTGCTTTTTGTTGGCGAGTATAAGGTATTCAATACCGACCTCGCTTTTTTCTAGGGATTTTTCACAGATCACACATGAAAAAGGTGACGAAGTATGCATCCCTCGTCACCTTACATCACTGAAAGTTCCGAAGCAGGCACGCTCCAAAACCCCACACACAGTAATGCTTGCCTTATACATCACATGGCACCTGATAGCAACCCGTTGCCATAGAGTAGCGCAGGTCACAACTTGCCGGACTACCCGTAGTTTTGAACCGCACCTTACGAAAGTGAACCTCGACATCAGCTGGGCTAACCGTTGGATTGCGGTGTATACATGTCAGCACGTCTGCCTTGGTAAAGAAATGCACGGATCCGAGGATATCCATTCCCGTTGGCGCTGGCACAGAACCATCTGCTGACCGCAACATCTTTGATGGGTGGGCAACCAGCCAAACATGGACACCATGTCTTTGTGCAAAGTTCCTCAGTTTACTCAGGGTCTCGCTAACATATTCCGTTTCAGTCTGCCCCTGCCTTGATTGCAGGACATAGTTCCACGGGTCAATTGTCAGTGTCTTGATGCCGAATCGTAATACGGCTGCGCGTGCGTGCCTCAAGATTGCATCGACTGTTGGCGGCGTATCATCAGACAACCTGATAAACGTCACATGCTTGTCTATAAAATCGACAGCTTCGTGTAACTGTTCCTCTGTAATCTTGACGCCTTCATGTCCAACAAAGGATGCACCCGCAAACTTTTCTGACAGGCTTGCAAGGTGTTGATCGGGTGGGTTCTCAAATGAGCATACAGCATGTTTAAACAGTTCAGACTTGCTGGTGTTAATGATCAGCTGGTCTATCCAGTTTGACTTGCCCGATCCCGGTATGCCTGTGACGATTTCGAGTTCGCCCGTCTGGATCGTGTAAAACTTATCGATGTTCTCGTAGCCAGTCGAGACACCCCTCGACCTACCTTCCCTGTATAACTGCAGAACTGCATCCCGATGTTCATCGGCTGACTGCAGTCCCTTCACGGGGTATGCCGTCGCACTGCTGATGAGCAGATCAACTTCATCACTGCTGTATTTAACCAGCACGTCGGATAGATCCTTACACCCGTCAGGGTAGGTGTCGATGTATGAGCAACGGTCACGACCATAAACGTCTGCTAATTTTTCCCGCAAGCTAATGCCTGCCTTGTCACCGTCTGTAGCAATAATAATCGTCGGCGTTGGATCGAAGCGCTCCAGCGTATTAGCAATGAACTCACGCTTAAACGGATCGTCGCCTGCTAGTGCCGCACCGTTGGGCACACTGATGACATTTGCATGACCTGATTCATGGGATGCGTGGGCATCCCCCTCACCTTCCACAATGATGACGGGCCTTGTGAAGTCGATGCTGTCTAAATTGTAGTAGCACTTCCCGCCGCCTTTGGATTGCAGGTATTGACCACCCTCACGCTCTTGTAAAAACTTTGTCTTGGTGTGTTGGAGTTCCCCGTCTAGATAATACGGAAACACAACTGCATTGTTGGATGAACCGATTTTAAAATGTGCAATGGTTTCATCCGATAGCTCACGGCTATACAGATATTGCAGTGCGGGTTCATTAACTTCCGCAGGTGTTTGAACAGCTGGCTTGGTGGGTGCAGATGGTGTCCCTGCTGGACTCAATAGACCCCTGCCGATCAGCGCATACATGACATCCGATTGGTTACAGCCGCCGTGACAATGCCAGACCAGCTTGCCATCACGGTTACCAATTGTGAGTGATGGGTTCTTATCGTTGTGTTTATGGTTGGCTGAAACAGGACAGCTGGTTTTATATTCGCTTTGCCCAACCTGCGTAGCGCGAGGGTTTAAGGCAAAAGCAATTGACTTCGCGTCGTCAGGATTTTGCATAGGCTTCGCGCTTTATTGCGGCAATGGTGGGCCAGTCCCATCGCTGATGTTTGCTAACCGTGGCAGACCATGCGAGTTTCAGTGCCCGTGCAGTGAACGGGGTGAGTGCGTCAATGTATGCGTCGCGGATTGCTCGCAGGCGCTCTGCATCCATGTTGCCATCCGGCGCGTTGTATAGGGTGATCATTGGATTTACGATTATCTCTACTACTTCCTGCGGTGTTGCCATTTACTTTAACTCCCTCACGATGTCAGCCATCGTTGGGATGGTTGGTGCTTTCTCAAAGTCCTGCCAACGCTCCTGATTTAAAAACGTGACAGCCTGCGCGACGTACTTGCGGTCCCTGACATAGGCATCGCAGTACTGCTTGTATGCGACAGCGCCTTCTATGATTTCTTCTTTGTTGATCCCGCGCTTGACTTGTTTGATGAACGCTTTTTTTGCTGGCGCTTTGGGATTTTGATGCGGGGTTCTTTTGGGGTAGGATTGCCAGAACTTTTCGAAACTCTCACACATTGGGTGCCTCCATTGGTGTTTGCAAATTTAGTTTGTAGCGTTCTCACTACACTAGATTTTTTATAGAGGCTAGTATTTTTTTTAATTATTTGTATGCACTCATCGTATGACCAAGCGACAAAATAATTTACATGAGACTGTTTAAACCACTCCTGCATAGCCAGTTGATTATCGGACAGCCTGCCCTTCGCCGCCTTTACTTCTATAGCTATTGTTTTATTGGCACCGATGAACACATAGTCTGGTGCCCCTGCGGCTAGTCCCATAGCACGCATGATCTTTCCAAGACGCATAGACCGCCTGCCCTCGTTTGGAATATGAAACCAGACGCAACGTAAACGACCAGCTTTTGTCTCGTTCCTGCACCAGTTTGCAAAGTCTATACATATCTGTGATTCAGGTCCGATACCCTTACCTGTCACATGTTGTTGTGTAATCCAGCTTGGTTCTG